GGTAGTGAACTGCGAGAGATCCATCAGGCCCTGTAGTTCCCGTTCGGTGAACTCTTCAAAGCCCAGGAAGATCATATCGGTGATGACAGTAGACTGGAACACGGAACGCTCATTGACTCCTTGCCCGTCGGATGAATAGGTCTGTCCTTTGCGCTGACGGGTGATACCAATGATATCGTCCCACTGTTGCTTGAAAGATTCCATCAGCTCGATTAGCTGCTTGATCTGGTCGAAGAGAGACAAGTCCAGTACATGGTACTGGTTCATGGTCTTGTCGACGCCGGGTTGAGACCGGTCGATAAGAGCATAGCCCAGTGCCTCACCGTAATAGAAGAACTTCTCCTCATCCCAGTCCCCGTCGGTGGGAATGGTCTTCTTGTCGAACAGCGCTATCTTACCCTTGGACTTGGCGATGGTCTTCTCCAGGGTGTACATCGTAACGATATACAGGATCTGGAACGGTATTCCTATCTCGAGTATTGATATGTTGGTAGAGTGCGTGTCAGAGTACTTGCGCCCGTTGTAAGGCAGCTTGCAGGTACTGAGGTTATTCATCTCGTTGCGCTGGATATCGCAAGCCTGCAGGTTACAGTATATGTCATCGTGCAGTCTCCAGCCCTCGTATACCTCATTCACCCAGCGCCATTCTATCTGCTCACCCTTGGCACGGTCAACAATGTAATCCTCATCCACTACGTCTTCCACATACTGGAATGTCTCCATGTCAAGATAGCTCAGGAAGCCTATCTTCTTACGGCCTTTCCATACTGTGTGATAGATCGGTATCTTGGTGAACCTGTCTTGCAGGGTCACGTGGTCACGCAGGTAATTGAAAAAGGCGGTCGGTGTGGAATATATGGCACGCTTCTCCAGCTCATGCACGTGCTTTTCTTTCAGTACGTGGTAGAACCTGTCCACTACGTCGGAGAGCGTTACCCAGTCCTGGTACACGGCCCATTCACCATCCTCGATAAAGTCAGAAGAGTGGGACTTGTCGTAGTCCAAACAGAGTGGAGAGATGCGGTTATAGATAAGTGAATTGTTCTCGACAGATTTGTACGAGTAGGTCTCGCCGGTGATCAGCCAGTCCTTGAACATCTTGTGCATTTTGCGTCTCACCTCGTGTTCACGGATGACACGCTTGAGATACTTCTGTCCCTTGATGGCCATGGCATCCTTGTAAGAACTCTGGAACTCCGCCTTCACTATTTCCGGTACTGGCGGTTCTTGCTGCATCTGCTGCATCTGCTCGGGAGTTATCTCCTGGCCCTGCGCCTGCATCTCCTCGATAGCTGCTTGCAGGAAATGTGCTTCCAGTGTCTGGCGAGCTGTCTTCTGCATACTCTCCATGTACCGGCTATAGCCAGTATCACCGAGATTGGATACGTTGTAGATGAAAGGACGGCGGGGATATTCACCAAGCAACAGGTCGATGTTCGTCCTGAGCATGGTTACTGGTCTTATCTTGGCAGGGAATGCTTTGTGTTGTGGCTTCTTGGCGCTCAGCGGGTCGGTCACGTGCTTGAACCATTCGGTCGGGAACTGGTTGTTGTATACTCCGTAGAGCATCTTCAGATCCTTTCGACTCGTCATATCAGAGCCGAAGTTGAAATTGGCTTTCTGTATGAGGTGCTCCACGTTCTGCTGGAACCATTCCGGTGTCTTGTCGGAATAAGGAATAGCCTGCAGTGGACGATGGAATACCGTTTTGCGTGAGTCGACCTGAATTGAATCCATGTACCCGGTTTGTACACAAATATAACCACCTTGTGGAGATAAACAAACTTAGTATAGCGGCACGTAGCCAGTTTCCACCACTGCTTCAGCGAACAGGGTACGCTCAAAGAACTCCTTGTTCTCCCGGCGTAGCTTGGTGTAGGAGATGTAATGATCCTTCATCTCGTACATGAATGTGATGGCGTCAGAGATACGGTCATAGTTACCACGCAGCGGGTCGAACTTCTCCATCTCCCGCAGGAATGCGATGTCGTAGATGTGGTGCAGGTTCAGTATCAGGTTACCCTTCTCATCGGCTGCACGTGGTGCAATGTGCCAGTCCTCGAGATAGATGATACCTGTGTTCTTCCTGTCGGCCGGCATGTCCATGAGGTACTCGTTCTGGTGTCCCTTGCTCTGGTTCTCCTTGCTCGAGGCTGATTCTGGTGAGTTGCGCAGTTTGTGGAGCAAACGTCTCTCTCTTGCGTAAGTGATCACTGATTGTCCACCACCGGCGACCTCACCCTGGATCTGCGCATTGTAGAGCTCCGCTGCCATGAACATCAGGTCGTGATTGTCATAGTACCGTGTAGGCCTGCCAGAGTACCACAGTACCGGGAGATTGACGTAGGAGTTGTCCGAGAAGTTCTCCAGCTTCCACACCTTGAATGACCATAGTGATGTCTGGTCTTCTGCATCTTCTTTAGCGTAGGCATCAAAGGTGATGATGTACATCCCTGGGGGCACATGTCCATTCTGATCACGCCAAGGTCGCTGTATGGTCGATACGCAGCCCTTCAGGTCTCTACCTTCAGCTTGTGAGTGTGGGAAGTCCTCTATCGGGCGAGCTACGTGCTTAGGCTTGGGCTCGAATACAACACCGGTTTCCGGGGAACGGACCAGTGTCCCGTAGCGAATCAGTCCCGAGTAGGCTGGGTTGTGGAGCAAACGCTTGATCTGCGCCTGTACCTCGGCAATGTTGAACCCATTACCTGTCATCCGCTGCAGCGCCTCAGCAGGATTGCGTGGGTACTCGGCCTTTCTCCTGTCCAGATCCTTGGGCTTCGGTGATTTCTTCTTCTTCTCCCGCTCGATGTCATCGGCTTTGATGGCGTCATCCATCTCCACGTTACCATCCTCATCCATGAACCAGGAGTTGGCACGCCAACAAGGAACAAAGTATCCTACCGGTACGTGTTGCATACCGTCCTCCCACACGTTGGGAAACTGCAGCATGTCCCACGCCTCCGGATAGTTGAATACGTTCTCCAAGCCCTGTATGCCCGGGCCCTGCTCACCACCAGTACCGAAGACAGATGCCTGGCCTACGTAGATAGTACCCTCTCTCAGGGAACCCAATGATACCTCGAGTGCTGCTTCCATGTGCGGGAAGGAACCACCTTCTTCGAAGCTCACCTTGCGACCTCTCTTACCTCTGGTCTTAGATGGCTTATCCACAATCTGTGCAATGATCTCAGAGAATGAACCAACCTCTTTACCAGAAGCATCAAGGTATGAAGCTCTCTGGTGCATGATGTTGCGCTTCACCTGCCTGTTCTGCTTCCAGTACGGGGAACTGGTATTGATGAAGTCCAGTCCCGCCTGCACCTTATCCATGATGGCATCTCCCTGCAAGTATGGCTCTGTACCAGCGAAGAAGTAGCTCTTGGAACCTTTGATGAATGTGTAGTTGTAGACGGCGTCACAGGCTTCGATGTATGACCAGCCGGCACCACGTGTCTTGAGACAACACATGTGCCTGTTACCAGGGGACTGGATACCCATGAAATTACCACCGTACCATGCGATATGCTTGAAATTCCACCACTCGTAGTGCACTTCATGGAACCCGGGGAACCCATCCTGCTTCTCTACAGCGCCGAAATCGATCAGTTGGCCAGTTCTCTTGTACTGCTCACGGATCCTGAGACGAGTAGCCTCCGGTACCCTGTTGATGGGGAAGAAATTCAGCCAGAAATACATCCGTCCCGGTATCCACACGTCTCCAACCTTGTAGCCGAACATGCATCTGCGGTCTTCTTCCTCCCAGAACTGCACATAGTCCCTCGAACCTCTCGGTGCTTTGGTGTATTTGTCACCATTCTTCTTGAAATCCCTTGATGTGTAAGAGAATTGAGCGGTGTTCACAAGGTGGTGGAAACTCATCAGTCGTCCTCCTCCATATCCTGCTCTTCCTTGTTGAAAATGGCCTTAAGATCCGGATTATCGAGCGCCACGAGCAGTTTTTCTCTGGCTTTCTCTTTGCGGGCGGTCTCCCGGGTGATATCTATCAGGGATGCGAACGATGTACTACTGGTCGGTACTCCTTCAGACACGTGCTGGGAGCCTTTGTGTATCTCATCCTCGCTCCATGCCTGCTTACTACCCTCATTGTCACCAAGAGTCGAGTGCGGACCACGTATTCCGCCAGATGCTTCCCGCATATCCTCCTCAACACGTTTCTCAAAGTTCCTTACCTCGTCATACATCTTGTTAAGCTTGGCAGCATTGTTCACAAAGTCCGTGGGTGAGTTCAGCATCTTGCCCTGCTTGTCCACTTTGGAGAAATCGATCGCTTCAAAGTAGGTATCCATTGCATCCATACCCTTGTAGAGCGCTTTGAGTGTGCGCAAGGGTCTGGATGCAGCTAGTTGTAACTGAAAGTACTTCTCATTGGCGACCAGTACCTCGTTATCTATCTGATCCTCGGTAAGACCGGCATAGTACAGTGCCTCTTTCTTTCTTTCCGCATCCTCCCAGTCCCTGATGGGCGAGGAGAAGTCAGTGAAGAAGTAGATGTAGGTGAATTCTGCTGTCGCCTTCAGCTTCTTGTCACCGCGATAGTCTCCTTTGGAGCCTTTGTCACGGGTGAGCAGTGCCTTGAACTCTGGTATCATGTGGATCCAGGCCTTGTTCAGGGACACCTGCTTTTCGTCGTCAACTTCAAAGAATCTCATTTCTCTTTCAGTTTATCGTAATCAATGACCACTATCTTTCCACGTACAGCCTTGAAGACTGCTGCCATCCCATTAGCACGTAACGCCTGTGCCATCTTCATAGCCCGTAGCTGCTTGACCTTGGGACGGAACTTGCCGAAGTACGGTATCATCACTCCTTCCATATCTCCTCGCTTGATGGTTTTAGCCACGAACTTTCCCACGAACTCTATCATGTCACGCACCTCTTTCTTCTCCTGCTTGGTGAGCAGCGCTACTTCCTGGTACAGGCGTTCATTGGCTACAGGAACCTGCTTGATGCTCCTCGGCTTGTCCTCCAGTACCGGAATGGTATGCTTCTTACTTGGCGGCATCAGTCTCTATGATTTTAGTGTATAGCCTGTAGTTCCACTTCGCATCCGCCAATGCATTGTGCTCGTCTTCCGGATCAGGACATGCTTTACGCTTCCATGTACTATCAAGTCCCCGCTCCATCATCATCTGCTTGAGGTCGATGCAGTACATGGGATATCCCTTGGGCAACTCTATCATAGTACCGAAGATGGAGCAGAACAGTACCCAGTCGTAATCGGAGAAGTACCCGTATATCTCTATCGGTGTTTTGTCTAAAGCAAAGAAGTCCAGCAGTAGTCCGCGGATGTATCCATTCGGAAAGCCATGCAGCTTATGAAAGTTCTGTGCTGTGTAATGATTCCGCGCATCTCCATGCACAGCGTGCTTGTAGGCCGGCAGTATCACATTCTCTCTCACCCAACCATTAGCATCCTTGTAGTCATACTCGGAGCTAAGCTTGTAGAATGTCCTGCCATCCTCACAGTACAGGCCGATAGATATCAGGTCAATGTGGTGTCTCTTCTTACCGAACAATGGCTTGTGGAAGCCTTCGATGAATTCTGTGTCTAGAAAGTATTTACTCATGCTGCAGTATTTAAGTGGTTAAGCATTGCTATCACCTCATCTCTGAGGTACGGGAGTTCGTAGGGTACCGGCTTAGGTGCTCTATCGAATCCTTCTATCTTGTGTGGGAAGTGTATGATCCTGCGCCTGCCCGGCTTGAAGCCAAAGTACTCTAGCATGAACTGGTAGATGCTTAGCTGCAGTGCGTAGTCATTGAACTCACAGTCGTCAAGGTGTTGCAGCGGCGCGAGCATCTTACGGAACGACCCATCCTTGTTCTGCCAGCCATGCATCCGTATCGCCTTGTTGGTCTTGTAGTCTTCCACATCTGCATAGCGGGTACCGTAGTCCATCGCTACCGGTGAGGTCTCCGAGTATATCAGCACCTTGTCTGACTTCCCTGCTATCTTGAAGTCGTGGCGCCATAGCATTATCTCTGGGTATATTCCATCTGGGAGAGCGTGGTAAGATATCGTGGTGGGGTGCAGTACCGGAAAGGGAAGCCGGTATGGAGTGAAGTTGAGCTGGATGAATCCCTTGCGGTACATCTCCTGCTCTTTTGCGTTGTGAAGCCTGGATCCACGGACCAGGGACGCCTGGTTGCCGTCTTTCCATTTCTGTATCCAGTACTCTGGTGTGTTCCCGTATCGCCAAGCCATGTATTCCGATCGCTCCTCAGCATCGAACTCTTCGGTGAACTGCTCCACTATCTGAGTCGCAGATACGTAGCGCTTGCCACCAGAGGTATAACTATGTTTGTAGGGATCGAAGTGTACCGGCTGGTCATGATTGACTGTTGGTGTTGTCATAATCAGCTTTAGAATGTAAATATAGGGAGTACTTATGAATTTGAGAACTCCAGTACCGCATAGCCCCAGTGTGGTGTGAATCCTACCTGGTCAAGCCACGGGAACTTGTCGGTCTTCTCATCCTCGTGCACACCCACACGACGGTCATCAGTAGGCTTGAACCACACCGCATGCCCGATGAATGGAATCCCATTCAGCCATTGAGGATTGAAGGGAACTACGACTACCATGAGAAATCATTTCAGGAGCAAATATACAGAGGTCAGCGCAACCACCACCGTGGCACCAGCCTCGATGAAGAGTTTCTTCTTGAGCTTCCTGTTCTCCGTACGCAGCTCATTGATGCGCGTGGTAGCATCCATGTTCTTGATCTCCTCGATAGCGAGCCGTGCACGGAGCACAACCATCTCAGTACGTAGTGAGTCTTGTGTAGTGAATAGCGCCAGCATCTTTCTCAAGTCCCGTATCTCCTTGCCGGTACTGGTCGTATCCTTCTTGAGCATTATCAGTTCCATCTTGGTTTGTACCAGTGAATCAAAGAGATTCTGCTTCTGGCCATGCACGAGGCACGCTACCAGAAGCAGCAAGATGAATAGTATGATTTGCCTGGTCAAAACGGCCACGGGGATGGCAGCCCGAGATTGCCGAGCTGAGAGAGGTTGGCTCCCTCAATCTCCACCCTGCGGTTATCCAGCAGTGTATCCCGCACAGGCAGATCATTGAGCTCAAGCATGTAGATACTCTTTTGGTAAGCAGGAAGACCTGCCCACTGTGGACCTACGATGAGCGCATTGATAAAGCTCATCCTGTTACTGAGCACTGCTCTCTGCGTTACGATAGCTGCAAGGAAATCTGTTACGTCACTCATGGTAATAGTTTTAAGCCGGTTGGTGTTTCTCCAGATCCTCGAGACGGTCTCTCAGGATATCACTATAGGATTGCATGATAGACCTTTGCTGCAGTAGCATTGACTTTGCCTTGCCAACCACTGGGATAGCCTTGTCAGATTTCAGGAAGGCATTCAGCTTGGTAAGCTTGTCATCAAGATCAGTTTTCTCCTGCTTGATACGGTCGATGAATGTAGTGTCGCTCATAGTTGATAATTTCTCCGAAGATAGGGAACTCATACGATAACTCCAGTACCGGAAGGAGAAAGATGGGTGAGCTGCGATTGTGAGTGTGCCCGTGAGCTTGGCATCTCTCCTGGTGCAGAGAGCAGGGAGAATACACCAGTCCACCCATACGCAGTATCCTGCTCGGCTACTCACCCGTGCCAAAGATATGTCGAATTTCAATCACATTCCCGACAGGTGCGAGAGTCGTGTCGACCAGTTCGACAGGTACCTGATCAAAGAGCCCCGCCCTCTTACCGGTACAGAAGTACTCCGGCTTACACACGGAAGGCTATAGTGAAACCCGTCGAAATTACGCGTGTGTGTGACCACTTCTGTAAATAGTCCCACCCTAACTTTTGCAATCGAAATACCCCGTACCTGACTGGTCGTAGTGGATTTCGACTGCAACAATCTCAACAAATTTTCCTCAAAACTCAAACTCGTTTCAAAATGAACAACGAACAACGTCCCATGACAAGGAGTTCTGTGAATTCCATCATGAAGAAAAGAATTGCCATCCCAACAGATGCTGTTGGTCACAAAGTAAAATTCACCATCGATGGAAATGGTAATGTGCAAGATGTTAAGAACAAAGCTGGTGAGCTTGTTGTCAGCACTATCGCTGGTTACGAAGGCACAGTATTGCAGAAGAAGATTTTCAATCTCAAAGCGTACTGGACTTCTGCTCTTACCAATGAGCGCAATCGTCAGTTCCTGAAAGATGCTATCCTTGCTGAAAAAGCTGGTGATACGCAGAAAGCCAGCGAACTGTATCGTTCTTTCCTGAATGCTACTCAAATGAGCTTCGGCATTCTGCTTCCTTCATCTGTTGCTGACAGGCTTGCTAAAGGTGTTGAAATTTCTGCTACTGTTGAGAAAGTCACTACAGAGAATGGTTCTCTGTTGACAATCGATGCAAGCACTATTTCCATCATTGAGCCTAAAGTATACGGAACAACATCATTCGATTCGGATGATATTGATGCGGAAATACTCGCTGAAGAAGAAGCGGCTGCTGCTGCTGCATCAACTAAACCGTTGACTGCTGCTGAAAAGAAAGCTGCTGCTGCTGCAAAAGCTGCTGCTACTGCTGGAAAATAGCCCTTGCTATGAGAGTGTCCTACATTGTGGGACACTCTTTCTTTTCGTTGGAGCATCGGCATGTTCCATGCCGTCCTCGCTGCGCTCGGGATATCGTGCTTCTCTCATCAGCACTGTTCACAGATTGACGCTTCTGGATTGGCTTCGCCAATAGATTGCATCCTTCGGATGCCCTTGCTCTGGTTGGCACCACTCATCTGGATTGCATCACTCTCCAGTGCGCCCCGCTGCGAGGGTAGCTAAGTGGTAGTCTTGCGTGCCAAGTGCCCAGAATGGTGGGTAGATAGCGCTGATCTCTTCTTCTTAAGAAGGTGAGTGAGGCCCAGAGCGGGTTTCAGACGAAAATCGTTGTATATGTACAAGATTCTCTCTCCATTCGGTACTGGAATGTGGTAGATATGCAATACATTGCATCATGACTAAGATAACAGCACTCACACGCAAGGATGGATTTGTCCTGAGCCCAGATAATCCCTTTAAGGCTGATTGGGAACGACTAATGGCTACGGCTAAGACCGTTACCCGTACCGAGGAGATGCAAGGTCGGCTCATGACTGAGAAGATAACGATGGTGTTCGAGAAACAATACCTTCCCAAGGGTTTCACCAAGCTGTACAAGAATGCTGAACTCGATGATCTCACTCCATACGCATGTAAGATACTGATACACATCGCTGTCAACATGGAGTACGAGGCTGAGAGCATTCAGTTGTCAGCCAAGAAGGTAGGTCTCAACCCACGCACCTATTCCAAAGCAATGCTCGAATTGCTATCGCAGCGTATACTGGTCAAGCAACAGGGTAAACACTATTGGGTCAACGTGACTGTGCTTATGGTAGGCAGATTGCAGCCATTTGTGCCGCAGGAATGACTCGCATGCACGGAGCACCAGTTCCCTCACTCGCTACTAACATGCTCATTATAGGCTCTTAACTCATTGTCTCATTGAGCTGTACGAAATATCAGGTTAGTCATCTCACTCTCACTATGCACTCATCCCACAGTACTACGGGCTTTGGGCTACGCCTTCACACATCGTGATAGGCTGCATCAGATAGATTTTCACAGATTAGGTACATTCGTGGGTAAATCTCACACTCGACTATGCGAGTATAAATAGGTGTTTAAGCATAGTGCGTTGCAATAGCAGGAACACGGTGGAGCGGGAGTTGGGAACCAAGTCGGCAGTACTGGCTCCCAGTGTCCACCACATTATTCACCTTTAAACTCATGGCTACATGAATAAGACTACAGTACCGATAAGGCTGAACTGGCTGGTACAAACCATCTTAGAGATGGATAAGCAGTTCCAACTGATCACTATCACAGAGAATGACGAGGGTCATGATGTGCAGACCACGTACTACCACTTCACAGGCAATAGTCGTGTGCAAGCTGGGGATCTGCAACGGGTGTTGCAATATGGAACACCGTATGTCCTCAAGCCTCATATCCACTCACACATCCATGCTGTTGTTCGCCTTACCATCATAGACACACTATCTGTGGCTGATGGCTTCCTGTGCCTCTCAGACATCATGAGATGCATTGAGAAGAATGTCATCATACAATACCAGGCTGGTGAGAAACCAGAAGAGGCATGAACAGAACAGAGGCCATTGCGCTTGCCAAGAAGTATGCTAAAGACATTGCTATACGTATAGCTGGTGTCACCACGGATAACTCAGTAGTAACCACTAAGGAGAGCGTAGACTATCAACGCTCCATTGGTCAGCTTGCAATCACTATAGATGGCAACTGGAAATGGTATACAGATAGTGATAAGTCTGGTTACAAACGTGGTCGTATACGCATAATTCATCATGCATCGTCCAAGTGACGATGATTTAATGCACCATTCTCACTTCCCAAGGGTGAGCAGTCCTGTATGTACGGCATGGAGAACTATCCGATCCGTTTTCATGTTCAAAGCAAGAACAGTTACAGGGCTGAGTGCAGAGGGGATACACGAGAGCTTAAGGTAGGCTGCCCGACCATCACACGTTGGACGGCTGGTAAATGCGGAATCAACCGGATATACCTTGCTCTCGTAAACTCTTTACAATTCAAGGCAGAGTACCGCTGTGAAATTATCACTGTGAGTAACAGCGGATGGTAGCCTTGTCGGCTGGCAATGGACACTAACCAGAACCAGCGGGTATCAATCAACTCAGTACTGTCGTAGTGGGCAGTAGCAGTGATGTCCAGCGGAGTCAACGACCACTTAGCCGTCTGGTGATAGGAGCCTGTGCGTTGCGCCAGCTCCTATCTTCTTTGAGAACACTCATACAAACATAAAACAGTCGTCCCGCTGTATATCGGGGTCTAGTATCATGAACTCTAAACTCATGTTAAACGTCGTTACAGGCTTCGGTCTGCTCATAGCCAGCATCCTGGTTATGTTATTCGTATTTCATTGTGGTCACCTGTTCTACAGGGGCACATTCCGTGGTCTTAGTCCTGACTCCAAAGTAGCTTCTGCTATCTTCGGTCTGGTACTGGGCATCATCCTCAACTGTGCGCTATTCTCTGATAAGGAGCAGCCAGTTGTAGCATGAAGAACGTACTATCCGTATTAATGGGTGCTGCCATATTCATGGTAGCATACTTTGTAATGGATAACAATCGTGGTGTTGAACAGCGTGTGGATAGGTTGGAGCACCGTATGGTGCTTCAGCCCTATCACTACATCCTCACACTACAGGATTCATTCTGGGTAGAGGTGCGCAGGCCTGATAGCTCACTCGTTGGGCAGGTATGGGTAGATACCACTACTGAACTTGGCAAGCTATTCTATCACGATAATGAATAATCCATACCTTAGACTTATAGCAGTGCCTGGGTTGCGATAGCTTTGATGGTCTAAATCCTATTCATCTCCTAAGATGGAAAGATGTGCTACGAAACGTCTGAACCTGTTGTCTTCAACCCATTCCGGGTTCCCGGCACTGCTTATTCATCACTCTCTTAAATTGGTAGCTATGGAACGTATAGCCTCACATGATTACGTGAACCCATTCGATGATCTCACACCCCAACAGATACGGCAGCTACAGGACATATCCGATCAGTCTGCACGTATAACCGCTGGTATACCCGATAAGAAACAGGCGCTGCTTGCCCTGTACCGGGAGATAGATGCGAGTAATCTCAAGCAGCAAGCAGAGTACACTGATCCACCTATTAGCTGTAAGAAAGGCTGCTCATTCTGCTGCTCAATACGTGTAGATGCTACCCAGCTCGAAGTAGATGTGGTAGTGGACTACATGAAAGAGAAGCACATTAAAGTGAGCGAGAATACCCTCAAGCACCAGTCGGTACTGGATGTAGGTGAGTATTTCCTATCACCGCACAGGAAGTGCACATTCCTTGATGACCAGGGACTGTGCAAGATCTATCCTGTACGCCCATTTGCATGCAGGAACTACTTTGTAGTGAGTCCACCAGAGCATTGTGATACTACTCAGTATCCCAAGCATGATACACTCGGTGTACTGAACTACAAGACGGTAGCCATGTACAATGGTGCACTCGGTAAAGCACCATTTGCTAGTTTTGCACTCATGCTCCTCAACACGCTTAAGCGTAAGATGGGCTTTCTCAAATAGATTTCTTCACCCTTAAACCAGTAACATGGGAGAATTCAGAAACATCGGTGACCCTGCTGCCGCATTAGCAGAGGAATGTAGCGAAGTGATCAAGGTCATCGCTAAGAAGATACGCTTCAATGAAGACTGGGATACTATGGCACCTGACCATGATGTTACAAGATGGCAACAGCTTGTATCAGAGATGGATGACCTGTTCTATCAATGGGAGCGTCTTAAACGACAGATAAACAGACAGGAGGTACCAGTTGACAAAAGCTGAACACTTCTATTCACGCCAGTACCATAAGCACTTGCGTGAGTACGGTAACCCAGCCGTCAACTGGGTAATGCTCCGTAACAAGAAGATATCCAAGGAAGAGGCTGCTGAGAAGAGAGCACAGCTTGACCTGCAGATCTACAAGATGAATAACCGCAAGGTATCCATCTGTTGTGATGAGATGCATATCAACCAATCCAGTGAAGAGATGGACTACAATGACCATCCTTCCAAGATATCAGTCATTGCTGATTACAAGAAACCATTCGGCGCACCGAGAGTAGTGCTGGGTGGTAATGTGATAAAGCACTGTCCATTCTGTGGTACTATCATCCATGTGGATAAATACGTGGATGAAGAATACGTACCCAAACCAGTAGAACCGATCGATTAAACATAAGACCAGTGGTTGTCCAAGGATACACACGCTACATGTTGCTACGATGCCTTGGGTGCTAAAAGCCCGACGGTACGTGGTCTACAATACGTCACGCAGTGGTCTGGAAGTTATAACCAACCACTGGTCATATTTCATCACCCTTTAAACTCATTACACATGAGAAAGCTCTTTATCCTGTCGGTACTGGCAGTAATCAGTACCTGTGTAGCAGCACAGAAACCTGCAGAGAAGAAGGACTGGGTAGACGGAATCCTGAAAAAGATGGAGACGACCAATCCCTATAACAGTACACCGTACTATGACAAAGACCTTGGCAAAGTGATTAGCGATCAGTCGGGAAAGAACCCTGTTGACAAGGTTACAGTGCCACGTGTGGCGTTCGCAGAGACTTACCGGAGTGCCGGTACCAAAAGTCCCTCTAGCGTCAGGCATACTGTGATCTTCGATAGTAGGGGTACTTCCCACCTGATTACGACTGTCCGGCTATAAACGCTGGTCCTGGAGGCGGAGACGGAGTCCCAGCTTAAGAAGCTTCACGCGAGAAGGGTACTTGTTACCTGTAAGTTCTGAAGTGGAGGCGGGGCTCCTTCCAAGTCCGGGAAACTATTATCTTCACACTCTAAAACACCCAGTAATGGATCCGAGTAAGAACACCATTTTCACATGCTATGACATAGGCTATGAGCGTGGCCTGCGTCTCTTCGCTGAGCTACTCGTATACACATGGCAAAGATGCCTGTGTGGTAACGAGTGTATGTGCATTAAGCAACCCAAGCTGGCTAATCTCCTGCGCAACTGGCCCGGAGAATTCAACGACCTCAATGAAAAGCTGGTAGTCCACTTCATGGCGGGCAAGATAATGGGTAACCCATTCTATATGCAGCTACTTGATAAGCGCCTTAAGCTGGATCTTGGCATGGGTGCAGAGTACTGTATACAGAAGATAATTGGCCGCATCCATGAGCTGGATGAACTGGAAAAGATTCATCACCAGGAAAAGTACAATTAACCATGGCAAGTAACAAGCATGTTGTGCTAAAGCATGACCAGTACAGTACCTATACTGTAGTATCAGAACTATCGTCCACCTACATTGACCTCGTACGATCCGGCTATTACACTGAAGTGGCAGCCGGTACCAAGAGACAATGCGAGGACTGGGTAGAAGACAACGTCACAGTCCCTGAACAATAATAGGACGAAGGAACATGAGCAATCGACCGGTAAGGCTATCAGTAGCTGCGCCGGTCATTTTTTTCAACCCATAAAACACGAACGAAGATGTCAACAATGTACATCGTGCTGATAGCGATCTCCTGCATACTTGTAGGATTTGCTATTGGCTGGGCTGTATTCGGCCCGAGTAAAGACCGCTCCTCAGTGAGTGACAAGACACTGGAAGCGATAGACTTGGTACTGGCAGAGAGGGTTAGGCAGGTAGAAGAACTGGGTATCTCCACCAAGAGAGATGACCAGTATCTTAAAGACGAGCTGGCTATGATGGCAGCCTGCTATCTATACGCACCCAAGTATCCATTCGCTATTGGTACAGGTGAGAAGGTGCCTAACCAATGGCCACACAGTACCGGGTGGAACCCAAAGACCAGTCGCTTACGACAGCTTGAGAAAGCGGGAGCATTGGTAATTGCAGAGATAGAGCGTATCCTGCGCAAGAGCAAAACAATCCCTATCACCAAAAACCCAGGTAACTATGGATCCGGTACAGGAAAACGTCATCCCGGCTATCCACGCTAAGGATTATATCCTGGCTGGTAAGTCCGAAGTGGGCTTCTACAATGCAGTGACCAAAGCCCAGTTCTGGTTCTATGTGAAGAAGAAGAACGAGGGTATCTGGTATGTGTACATGGGGCCCGATACTCGTGAAGAGGACAAGTACATTGGCTTTATCAAGCCACATTTCTCCGGTGATCTGCGCTATTACCGGCCACACAACACCGATAGCTGGAGTCCCAAGCGTAAGGAGTACTCAGCAGCATTTGAGTACGGGTGGTTCCATATCACCAAGAAGACAGTACCGGATGAACTTCTTATATTGCACAAGGGGCAGTGTGGCTATTGCGGGCGTGAGCTGACAGATGCAGAGTCCGTGATACGTGGCATAGGCCCTGTATGCAGAAAGAAACTGGGACTACTATGAGTACACATCAAGAGCTAATGCAGATCGATTGCGACCGCATCATACTGCAACGACTATCTTCAGTACCGGGAGCTTACAGCTTCTCACCATTCAGAATGCTGGTGCATTTACCTGAGAAGATCTACCAGGTCTTCTTCGAAATGGCACAGATGAATGAAGACAAGGAGTACGTGAAGAGATGTATACAGCGTGACCTGCTCGAGTGGCAGCGTGACCGGTATCCATCCTACGGCATCATATCGGTACAGGACTATTCCATTGATGAGGCAGTCGAAGTGTCAAAGAAGACCGGCTACATCATCACGTGGGGCATGTGGGTAGTACTGGAACTGGGTGCCCACACTGCCTTCGGTACTGAAGTGACACATTATATTGCTGATTCAGTACCACAAATTGATAGAATCCCCTAAATTCGCAGTATGATATGAGTACACAACAGAACGAGGGGTTCTCCGCAATGAAGCTAGTTGATACACTGGACAATTTGCAACAACATTTATACATACCTAAATTCCCCTCAGAATATGGAACACCAAACATCGCAGCTCTCGCCAGAGATGCTCGCAGCACAGAAAGCATACAAAAGCTCAAAAGAGAATTTCCGCAATCAGATCAAGAAACTGGCAGCAGACCAGAAGGAACTGAACCTGCAGCTCCATAGGCCACATGGCTCGATAGCTAATGTGGGTATGAAGCAAACCAGTAAACGCCTGAACCGTCATGAACTCAGGCATCTTCACTTAGCCTATGCAATGACACGCACCCAGTACGGTGGCTATAAGAAGAATCCCAAGGTAAGCATGGAAGGTATCAGCATGAAGTACATCGATAAACTAATGGCACAGTATGGCCCAAAGACTGTACCTCTTAGTTAGGACTGATGTGAGTGTAGCTGTACAAGCAGTACAGATGGCTCACATTGCAGCAGTCATGGGTATGGCTATGCCCAAGGTAGATTGGTCACGTATAACATTCAAGTGTCTTGCAGTACCGGATGAGGCAGAACTGTTTCGACGTATTCGGTGGGCCGCATCCAGGACAGACTCATGGCAGATATTCAAGGAACCGGATCTTAAGAACCGTGTAGTAGCCGGTGCCGTGTTACACGATGGCGATCTTTTTGATGATATACCGTTATGGAATCCATAACAGGATACGCTGGTAGCTCAGTTGGTAGAGCGATAGACTTCAAATCTACTGGTCGCGAGTTCGATTCTCGTCCAGCGTTCTTATATTCGCAGTATGGACAGGAAAGCATTCTTCCGTAATATCTTTGGCGCAGTAGCGGCAGTGACAATCTCGCCGGTACTGGAGAAGATATCCATAGCACCAGCTCCCAAAGAGACACTGGTAGCTACATACAAGCATATACCAGTGGGTGATGGACATGTGTGGATGAGCGCCAAAGAGTACGAGTTCCAGCAAAAGTGGATGGCTGGAATAGAACGCCAGTACTGGTACGGTAATCAAGGCGATAACAAACGCACATAAACATGGACCCCAACACTAACCAGACACAAGAACAGAAATCCCTCACTTTTGGTGAGAAGGCAGCAGGCGTCAGTTTCAACCCGTCAAAAGACCCTGTAGTAGACAGTATCAAGGGTAAGTTCGCAGTGATCATCGATGAGATGAATGCAGCCCGTGATGCTGCCACGAGTGGCGGTGCCAAGCGATACTTCGCTAAGGCCATCAGCCATGCCGAGGATGCACAGATGAATGCTGTTAAAGCGATCACCTGGGCACACGAGTAAGAAATTTCGATGGGACGGTTAAGAACCAGCCCTGCAGCAATGCGGGGCTTTTGTTTCAAATCAACAATCAGTATATGAGAGAAGAGCTAATGGATCTTGTAAAGAAACATGGTGGTACTGCTACCTATAGTGGTAAGCAGAAGACCGTGTTCATCACAGGAATGGATGAGCTTAAGGCTGTCCGGTTCCACAGGGAGTGGAATTCCACTCACCCAGGGGTAAGTCTGCCATTTCAAATTGTCTTCCAGGCAGAGAGACATACACGTTATAAAAGCAAAGGGAGTATCAATCGTGCAAACAGAAATTCAAAAGCAACCCTGCCTGTACAAACGAGCTAAGACTGGTGATATCCAGTACTGGCAGATACAGGTAGATGACACAACGATCATCAAGCAGTCCGGTAAGCTGGGTACTAAGAAGCCCATCATACACCGTGAGGTTATCAGTACCGGTAAGAATATCGGGAAGAGTAATGAGACTACGCCACGTATGCAGGCACTGATGCAGATGGCCAGTGACTGGGCAAGGAAAAGAGATGAGGGCTACAAGAGCCTGGTTGACCTGGGTATCATGGAATATGCAGACTATGTAAGCAAGGACGGGCAAGACCTGTCACTGGCTGAAATGCTGCAGGTACAGCTACCACAGTTCAACACCGATGCCAATCTGAATCTCAAGCCAATGCTGGCACCTACCAAGGGATGGAAGAAAGGTGATAAGAAGAACAAGTACCCAAAGTTCGCAGAGCCTAAGCTCGATGGTGTGCGTAGTACCATCATCATCGATGGACTGGATATCAATATCCTGTCACGCAGTGGTAAACCGTATGACACATTGCAGCATATCGTAGCAGCACTCAAGCGTGGCATTGCCAAAGGTGCATTCCTCAAGACCGGCAAGGTAATACTGGATGGAGAGATATATCTTCATGGTCTACTTCTTGAAGAGATCAATGAAGCAGTGAAAAAGCCCAATGACAATACGCCTAAGCTACAGTTCTGGTGCTATGATGTACCATCAAAGAATGGTAATCAACAGGAGAGAAGCTATGAGATGCTGTCACTGGTAGCTGATATCAATGAGCCAGAGATATGCTTCACAGTGCAGTATGGTGTGAACAATGATGATGATGTAGAGAAGCTGCATAATGACTGGGTAGAGAAGGGCTTCGAAGGCGCGATGCTGAAAGATCCTGCCGGTACCTACCAGCCTGGTCAGCGTAGCAGCTACTGGACAAAGGTGAAGATGTTCGATGACTCGGAATTCGCATTTAAGAACTTTGAGTTCGGTCAGCGTGGTGTAGAAGATCTCGTAGCAGTGTGCTGGGTAGATGTGAATGGACAGCTTGAGGAATTTCGTGCCAAGATGCAGGGGACACTGGAGATGAAAGAAAAGCTCTACCAGCGTGATGATCTTGAAGGTCGCTCATTGACAGTGAAACATTTCGGATACAGCAAGTATGGTATACCGAACCTGCCAACAGGTAAGGCATTCAAATTGCTTAAAGATGTTGATAGCAAGTAGCTCTCCGGGGCCAACGCTTTATCGACCAGAGTCCATGGATGAAGACCGGGACAGAGCACTTGCCAAAGGCTTTACCAAACATTGGCTCCCGAGTGCGCTGGGCGTGTGCACGGTGCTGATATACCACTGACGTAGGTTGCTATTAGTCGTGGGAAGCCTACTAGACCAGGGAGACGGGTGAGGGCCTATATCAAGTTTGCGGTAGGAGAAACCGTATGGATATCGTGGTATCCCTGAAACCACGGAGTGTTGGCTTGTCTGTGGGTATCCCACCAATGGGGCCGGTAGCAATACCATCTAACCATTGGAAGAACTGCTCGCAGTCCAACAGCAGCAAGAGACCCGGACAAAGTATATCCTGGCCGGGGCGCTTCAGACGAGTCTGTCAAAAAGCTAAAAGAACCAGGGAGCTGCGTCTCTTTGCAGAGATGAGAGCCTTTAGGAAATGTGGCATGGTAACGGGGTGGAGATAGCTACCACAGCGTTATATACACAGGACTTGAGGGGATATCGTTAGGATCTGGTGCGGTTCAACTCCGTGCGAGGGGGCAAGTATCTACCGGACAGGTCTGATACCTTATAGACCGCGTAAGCGTGCGACCCATATCGACTATAAAGTGGTCAGTGACCCGGTGAGATACCCAACGGCTCTCTGATGCCGGTACCATGCTGAGCGGAAACTCCCGCAAGAGTAAGCAAGGCTGGTACCGGTGACGAGAGCAAACTAACAGTGTATGAAACTACATACCAAGATACTGCTGCTACAGGTCATGCTATCCCATGATATGGACTTCCAGGTGAAATGCCTCGAACTCCTGTACCGGAAGCAGACCCCGGATGAGCAACAAATGGAGACGAGTGTTTACCAGAACGAACAAGGATTCAATTCAGCAGATGCAGCTATATTGAGCGTAATAGCTGAAGATCTTCGGCATGGCAATGGTCTCACACCACGTGATAGAGATGAATTGTCAGTCAGGTTGCCGAAATATGCAAAACAACTCGAGCCTCTCATACCTGATGAGGAGCTCGGCTAAATCAAAACGACAGATAATGTTGAAGCCAGTAAAAGAGACGTGGAGAAGAATACACCAGGCGATCCACGATGGCTCTATGTTCGTCACCATTGACAACAAGCCGGTAAAAGTAGGTAAGTCAGGCAAGGGCCTGAGATATGTCCTGTATAGCGACATGGAACTGGGTCCGTGCACATTCATGGAACAGAACAAGGAGAAACAATCCGAGTATGCTGAGCGTGCCCGTAATGGTGAGACACTTACGTGGGTAATGCCACAGAATACCGCTAAATCCTGGAAGCTCATCGACCTTCCGGTACAGAAGGAGGTCACCAATGGGTAAGGAGAAACAATACGTGGCTATGGTGCATGAATCTTGTCCTATATGTGGGAAAGATGTGAATGAGTCGATACTTATCCACAAGCGTATGGGTGACCTCAGTGAGGTGCATGGCAAGAGCACAGGATACGGCGACCCTTGCGAGGAGTGCCAGAAGATATTTGATATGGGTGCTGTAGCAATGATCATCGCAGACCGTGACAAGTCAGGCTCCACACTCGGAGAGATATACCGCTGCGGTACGATACTGGGTGTATCTGAAGACTTCATTCGCAAGATCAGTCCACCTGACCAGGTAGCAGAGATACTGGAGAAACGGTTCTGCATTCTTGATTACCGTGATGCAAAGAACTTCGGGCTCGAGGTAAATTATCCACACGCACAAGCATAATCTATGAGTATGATAATGAAATGGTCGAAGGGTGACAAAAAAGAACAAGCAGCACGTGATGAGAAGATAGCACAGGTACTTCCTAAACGTGGCCTGATCTCGTCATTCATTCAACCCAAACTGCTTAAAGCAATGCAGGTGCCGCTGATAGCGGCTCTGAAGAAAGAACTGGAGATATACAGGAAGTATCCTAAAGAAGGTAAGTATAAGCCCAAGGAATTTGATCCACGCAACAACAAGAAATGCTTCATGGGCCAGGGATTCCAGGCTAACTCCCACGGTGTAGAAGGGTGGACTGACTTTGATCTGAAGGAGTATCGCAAGAAGGTAGGTACTATTGATCACCGGGAATGGGGTGATGTTACTCTGCTTGAAATATGGGCAGGTGATCATTTTGAGAAGTACGGTGATATGGTGCTGAACGCATTCATGTACGGGTGGGGAGAAGCAGAGATGCCAGAGATCAAGTTCCACATCAACCCATTCTATAAGAACCCACAGTCTGGTAGTTTCCAGAAGGATGATGGGCATCGTACTGACGAGACTTATGCAAAGTACCTGACCATGGTCGCCCACTATTGTGAGATACGCGACCGGATGAAGAAAGCAGGTGTCAAGAGCCCAATGGAACTTGCCTGGGAGGAGAAAGATGATCCTGTTAAACGGAAAAGGAGGCGCAATGAGTTCTAATGCAATCACACATCCAGAGGAGTTCAAGTACTTCAAGAAATGGGCACGTCGGTTTGATGATGAACCACCTGAACGCAAGTATGGTATCCCGAAAGAAGGTGCTACTAAGGTCGAGGACATGCTATATGAATCAGATCCCGGTAAGCTGTTCATGAAGTTCATTACCGAGGGTACTATCGGTGCACAGGTACATGATAGCGTGCTTAAGATCGAAGTGATGGAAGGTAAAAAGCACAAGAGCATACTGGAACGGAGACGGTACTGACTAGAATAATTTGGTGGACTGGTACCGGTACCCGTACCTTAGTGTCTCAAAACACTAACAGATATGGTACATTTAAGCAAATCCCCCAGTGGCAAACTGTTTATAGCAGTCATTGCCATTAATCACATTCCGATCTCTGTCTCTAAACCCATAGAATCTCGCAAGGGTGCTATCAAGAATGTTCGCTCGTTGATGAAGGTCTTCAATAACAGCATACTGATGCTGCAGGATAATACTGGTCAAGTACCGGTGATGCTGCAGGTAACACAGGACTCGCTGTTGCAGTTGACCAACAAGCCAGGGCGTCCGTTCATAGCAACGGATATCCCGGTAGTGACACCGGCCCCGGCCACCGCGACTCAGTCGCCTAAACCGGTACAGCAGGTGTCACGCCCGGTGAAACAACCCGTAGTGACAAAGCAGGTAGAGGCTCCTAAGAAACCAGTTCCCGTAGTGAAGCTGGTGCCGAAGAAGCCTGTGGTTGCAAAGAAACCGGCCCCCAAGGCTAAACTCAAAAAATAGGATGTGCAGCAGTACCGGTAAAGCGCAAGCCGCGCAAATGGTGCGTAAGCAGTGATTGCTCTACAAACCTGGAAGCCGCGAGTGAACATGCTCTTAGATAAGGACGGCGTGGATCAAAGTCAATTCTTCTCAGTGAAGGGGGCTCCAAGCTGACACCATCACTGGATACGCTGGTGTAATGGCCAGTAGTGCTTAACGTGCGACGTTCACTCCCCACCGGCAGGTGGAATAGGTCCTAAAGACGGTGCGAGGGCGAGGTCACTTCAAGCTGAACACGATCTCAAAAGGATCACCAGTAAGCAGTTCTCACACGCGGCTCTCTTCGGACAGCCGTAATTCAATCCCCGCTACCGGTACTGGTCACTCCTAAAACTATCACACATGAACAAAATGCAATGGCTGGTATTCCAGCCTGAAGGCGTGGATGTGTTATACCTGTACAACGATGGACGGGTATTCACTATGCACGTAGCTAAGCATGAAGGCACACTCAAAGACTGGCTCTGGCTTGGCCCGAATGGCGCTAATCCAGAGGATCCGAGAGAGAAAGCCATACTTGAAGATGCCTATAAGAACAAGCGGAAACAACTTTTAAAGTTCACAGGTCGCAAACGCCGGTACTCGGTAATAGCACGTGGTGAATATGACTATCAAAATGCACCAGTATGATCGATCGTAAAGAGGTGCTGGCGGTCTTCAAGGCAGCCGCACCAGAGATACATCACATATCCCGGGAAGCAGGATTCTGGGCCGATGAGGAGCATCGTAACAAGGAAGAGATGTTGATGCTGATCATCGCAAAGCTGGGTGATGCACTCGAAGCACACCGTACCCGGCGTGTCTTTCCTGCCTCAATAGCCGGTAGACCACTATGGTCAAAGGAGAAAGCAACTCAGTGCCTTGATGACTATGAAGGCGAAGAGTTCTCGGCTCTGTACGAAGCACTGTGCAAGAGTACCATTGGAGATGAGATAGCCAATGCGGGTATCATACTACTGGACTTCTTTCATGGTTTCAAACTGCCCATAGTACCATTGTATAGCCGTTCTGATGACAAGGAGACCACCAAGAATTTCGGGCAGGATCTGTACCGGATGATGTGGCGCATTGGTAAGGCACGGTACTATGATACAGGCCTCAGTGTAGACAAGAGTGAATGGGCATCGGTAATAGCACTGTTCATAGCACTCTGCGACTGGTGGAATATCGATATTATATCACACATGCGCTGGAACATGAAGTACAACGCTACAAGACCATATCTACATGGAAAAAGCTATTGAACGATTCACCAAAGGTATAAAGGACTGGGACTATGCTATCGTGCTGCTGGAAGGCAAGAGCCCGATGCTGGTGGAGAAAGATACTGACATCAAAGTAATGGAGGATAAGGACACTATCCGACTTCAAACAGAGTCAGGCCACCCCAATCCGCAAGTGCCATCCGATGCGCAGAAAGCATTCTTTCTGGAAAGTTACCTGTCTATCAGTGCCATCAAGGCCATTGATTTCTTCCGTGAAAAGAAGATAGTGACCGGCAAGAACATGCTGAACTAATTCGTATCTTGACACCTAAACATTCAAGCTATGGTCAGCATCCGGGCAACAGGCGCTTACGTGGTAGGCACAGCAAATCTTAATCCTGTCATTCCTCTTGGAGCAGTGGCGGGTGATATGATGCTGTGCTTTTACGGTGCTAAGCCCTACAATGATGTGCCCGTGATGGACAATGGCTGGATAGATCTCGGCTTCGCTACCGACGGTGTGATACCACCGGGTAGCAATACCGGTTCCATGCAGGTTAGAGCATTCTACAAGATACATACAGGCACCGAGTTCAACCCGAACATCATTACCGCTACGAACAATGTCTCTGGCGCTGTGATCATCGTGTTTCAGAAGTCGCCCGGTAAGAACTGGGAAGTCCCCGTAGGTACTGGCGGTGGTGATGCCATTGCCGGTACTGGGTTCAATGTCGTTGGAGCAATAGCGCCTGGCCTTACAGCCGGTGATATGATAGCAGCCTATGCAGCCATTCGCTCCGATGCTGGTACTCAATCCGTGATAAGTTTAGCGGCTGCGGGACTTGTGTTCTCTCCATTCATTGAATCACCAGCAGCAGATCTCACCACTAACTTGGGTGCTGATATGGCCATGTCAGGTGGATATGCATCCGTGGTATCAGGCTTAAGTGTAGCACAGCCCATGTACGATTCCCTGCTCGCTACTGCTCATACAGGCAGTGCCTTTATGGTACGCCTGAGAGAAATAGATCCACCAGTAGTACCACCACCAGCGCTCATGGTAGGTGATATGTACATACTACTTACTTTCAACGACCTTATGTTCAGCTTCCAGGTTAAGAGCCCGCAAGGCACTGACATTGGTCTGCCATACGTGTACCTGCGTACCCAGTACCGTATCATGCATCCCCAGCGCAATGACCTGTATATTACGATATACAAGACCAAGGATGTTGATGGAGATTTTCCATTCGTGGCACAGTTCCCAAGGGACAGGATAATAGCAATCAAAGTATAACAATCTAAACAACAACGCAATGATCTTAAGTGATGTCGACATCCGTAAGGAAGTCAAAGCGGGACGCATTGAAATCACCGGATTCAATGAGAAAAGTCTCGGAAGTAACAGCTATGATCTCTCACTCAGTGAGCATCTGCTGGTATATGATGAAGAAACCCTTGATTGCAGACGAGAGAATGCTATCAGGAGATTCACCATCCCACCCGGTGGGCTTGTACTGCAGCCTGGAGAGTTATATCTCGGCAGTACCGTAGAGAAGACCACCAGTCGCTACCATGTGCCTTCGATAGAGGGCAAGAGTTCTATTGGTAGACTGGGGCTATCCGTACACGTTACGGCAGGCTTCGGAGACCTCGGATTTAGTGGGCACTGGACATTAGAGATGACAGTGGTAAAGCCGCTGCGCATCTATGCACGCATGCCAGTAGCCCAGGTAATGTTCGTACTCCCGCTCACTGATACACAGAAGAGCTATGCCCGCAAGGGTGATGCTAAGTATCAGAACCAGGCAGGAGTACCTATGCCATCGGCCATGTGGAAGAATTTCGAAGTGGTCATGTGACAAGCTCATGTTCGTTGTCAAAGAATATAACGACCAAAAGTTGTTAGCACCGCACTGTGAATCCTGATCAAGGTAAGTGCGGGAACAGGAGATGTAGCTCATTTGGTAGAGCGCTGGTGTGAAACGCCAGAGGTAGTCAGTTCGAGCCTGATCATCTCCACAAAAATGATAGATATGCCAAAGTCAAGAAAACGAAAGACCAAGAGCCGTGTACAGGCGATACCTGTGCAGGTGAAAGTGGTTGTCGGAGAAAACACAAAGACCAAGGAGCCCATCCTTGCAGTGTACAAAACCAAGAGTTTTAAGCACGTTAAACACAAGAACTGAACCCGCAAGCAATCATTTTACCCGGTACTGAAGTAACCGGTAGGATTTTCTTGCACAAATCCCATTACAATGGAGCGATTAGATTTCGACAAAACAGTAGAGCAGTTCGCGGCACTGGGCAGCAATGCTAAGGTGACACTCATGTACCGGTTGGTACAAACGATGACACCAGGCACGCTGCGCTCGGTACTGCAGTATGCTTTCAGGAGACTGGATAAGATCAATGCGGAGCTGCCGGAAGGACATCCGTACCGGAAGGAGAGAACCCGCAAGGGCATCGTTCACGAGCAAATCCAAGACTAATGATAGGCAAGATAAAGTACATCGCAGACTTCGAATCTGCACGCTATGAGCGGGGCACATTTGCCGATTTCCTGCATTGGCTCACCCGCCAGAAAAGCTACCAGCTCGATATAGAGACCAATGTAACGGACTGGTGGAACGAGTTCAAGATAATCTCCATGCAATTTGGCTCCTGTACCGGTGAACGTGTGCAGTGGTTCCTGCAATGGAGTGAACTCTCAGAGATACAGAAGAAGATCATCAGGAGTCATCTTGAAGATGGAAAGACCAACAAGCTTATCCACAATGCTGCTTTTGAGTATATCGTGTGCCGGTTCCATGGCATCATCATCGAGAATGTGTATGATACCATGCTGGCAGAGAAAGTACTGCAAGGCGGGCTGGAGAATGCGGACTATGCATTGGCTGATATCTCGTGGAAGTACCTGCGCATCATGATGAGCAAGGCACTGCAGATGTCGTTCGGGGACAATGTCATGACCGATGACAAGATCCTGTATGCTGTCACAGATGTCGCTTATCTCGATGTGATACGGTCTACGCAACTGATGGAAGCCATCACCAAGAACCTGATCAACGTAATTGCCCTTGAGAACGAAGCAGTGCTCGCATTTAGCGACATCACGTATTATGGGATGAGATTGGACAAGGAGAAATGGAGGGAGAATGAGCGCCTCGCATGGCCTGTGGTGCATGCTGCAAAGACAAAGCTTGAGGAATGGTTGCAGAAACAACCATTTCTGGACTTCTGCCTTGCTAATGGGTATATCTCTCACAAGGATAGATCTGTTATCAACTTCAACTCCGTGCAGCAGAAGGTAGAGCTCCTTCGCCAGATATTTCCCGATATCTCCGGTGGTAGCAAGGGTGTAGTGCAGGGATACCTCAGAGACCGTGGACCAACGCTTGACCCGGAGCACATGAATATCCTGGTCTGTTACCTGAACAAGGACTATGAGCCACTGAGCGAGTACATGCTGGCAAATCACAGGGAGTATCTCGTACAGCAGGAATACCTGATACCAGCCGGCAAGATCACTATCAACTGGAACTCACCGCTGCAGGTGCTACCGATGATGCAGCTCGTACTACCAAAGCTTAAAGGGTTGGGTGAAGATGAACGTAACAAGTTCCATCATCCCATTCTCAAAGACCTGGAGAAGTACAAGCAGGCACTCAAACTGGTGACTGACTTGGGTGAGGAGTACATCAACAAGTATGTTGGCTCTGATGGAATGGTGAGAACCAATTTCAACCAGATCGTCAGTACCGGTAGGTGCTCCAGCTCCAGACCGAACATGCAGAACATCACCGTGGATGATGCCGTTGGTACAAGATACCGGAATGCGTTTGTATGCGAGGAAGGAGAGGTATTCGTGGATTCAGATTACGTGAGCCAGGAGCTGGTAGTGATCGCTTACATCTCCAAGGATCCTGTGTGGATGGAGGCTATCGACAAGGGATGGGATTTGCATTCCATCTGTGCCGAGCTGGTGTACAAGGACAAGTGGAAAGATGCAGCTCAGGCGGACTGCGCGTATTACAAGAGCAAGAAGAAGTGCGAGTGTAAGAAGCACAAGAAGATGCGCTATGATGTAAAGACCATCAACTTCGGACTGGCCTATGGGATGTCAGAGATAAAGCTGGCAGGTGAGCTGGATATCTCGGTACGGGAGGCATTGGGACTCATCAAGGAGTACTTCCTGACGTTCCCGGGTATTGGTCGTACATTAGATTTCCTTGGCAGGTTCGGTGTGGAGAATGGCTATATCATGACGCTGGCTCCGTTCTGGCGCAAGCGCTGGTTCCCATTCTGGAAGGAGTGGGCCAACTATTCGGAGATGCACTTGAGAGGAATCAAGTATGTACCTACACTGGGTGAGATAGAGCGGGCATCCAAGAATCAACCGATCCAGGGATCTTCAGCGGATATCACCAAGTGTGCCATGGTACTGGTACGGGAGTACATCAGAGACCACAACCTCTGGGATATAGTCAGGTTATGTGCGCAGGTACATGACCAGGTGACTACCATCTCCAAGGTATGGTTTGCTGAAGAGTGGAAGGGAATATTCGACGGTCTTATGTGTGAGGCTGGCAGGGTAGTAGTACCAACAGGTATCCTGAAAGCAGACACGAACATCACACCATGCTGGACAAAATGATTTATCACCTCTAAAACCAAATGCTATGCTGATAGGAATATCAGGAAAATTACAGAGCGGCAAGGACTTCACAGCAAGCCTGATGATAGCAGAGCTCCTCGTGCGCAACAAAGGATTGCGACTCGGGGAACTGCAGATCAGGCGCTTTGCCGATAAGCTCAAGGATATGGTATGTATCCTTACAGGGTGTACCCGAGCTAACCTGGAAGACGCTGATTTCAAGAACTCCAACATGCCACCGGAATGGGACCGGTACATTGTGCGCTACATCGATGCACCATTGAAAGGTATGGCAGCATCCAAGTGGCTGGCTACCTCGGATGAGTGCGAGGCATTCATCATGAAAGCTAACGCTCACAATCGTGATAACTTCAACCGGTACATGATATGCAAGGAGTCCATCACTTACCGGATGATGTTGCAGGAAGTAGGTACTGACCTGTTCCGTGACAAGTTCCATCCCGATACATGGGTCAATGCCCTGTTCAGCGACTGGAAACAAGTACCGGTAGAAAGCAGGCACTGGCAGGGTCATGCTATATCGATGGTAGACGAGCCTGCAAGATTTCCCAACTGGATCATCCCGGATGTGCGCTTCCCTAACGAGGTAGCCCGCATTAAGCAACACGGTGGGCAGGTCATCCGTATCAACCGGTATCCCAGTACAGTACTTGTTAATCGTGCTGGTATGGTAGTAGCTGATGAAATACCGTTTGATATCAACAATCCCAAGCACCGGGATCTCTGGGAAGGTGACTGCCTACGGCAGCATCCAAGTGAGAATGGACTGGACAAGTATGATGGGTTCGATGCAATCATTGACAACAATGGAACCCTGGAAGAATTGCGCTCTAACGTAATAGACACCGTCAATAAACTCAACTTGAAAGTATGAAACCAAACACAGCAGCAACCCAGAGCGAGGAAGACCTCAAGCACCTCGCTCTCGATGAATGCAGGCTGGCGTTCATGGCATCCGTAACTTGCCATTTCGCCCGCCTGCTGCTTGAGAATGGAGAACTCTCCAAAGGCATGAACCGTAACGTGATCAGGCAGACCCTTGATCAACTCGAAAGATGCGTCAGGGAAGTAAGGCGTACTGCGGTACCGCATAACCCTTCCTACCTTGATCGCAACGTGAAAAAGGAAAAGCTACTCGATATAGCCACGGTCGTTGACCTGATGGCACGGGTAGGCATTGAGGAGAACAAGGATCGCTATGAAGAATTCCTCGGGCTGGTCATTGACTGTCTCGATGAAGTATTCTATACGCAGTCACACCGGCGCAACATGCACTTTGGAAAGTACAAAGCACTGATCGGGCTTCTCACTGACGAGATCAAAGCAGATGTAAATGGTACACCCGGCAGGGTACTGTTCACCAACAAGCGTGAACTGTACCTGAAGGCAAGTGCTACCGATCCCTCACATGAAATCAAGTAACAGACATGTACGCAGCAAAAGTAATTGCGGACTCTATTAGCAAGACTGATAGGCGTATCATTACCATGGAGGTAGTGATGCCACGTATAATCCTGGCGGAGTTCAATACACACAGGATGTTTTCCCGTAACTCTGCATCAAGCAGAGCAATTCCCTTCAGACTCATGTTGAAGTCGGTAGTAGAGAATCCATTCACACCTATCAAGTGGATGAAAGACCATGCTGGCATGCAGGGTACAGAGTACTATTCCAATGATGAGTACTTCGAGTTCCCTGGTATCAGCGATGACCTGTTCTTCAACAGGTTCAAGTATAAGGATGGTGATGAACTGGATCCGGCATTACTTGCTATTCTCCAGAACATTGCTAAGAACTTCCATGGCAAACGTACACTACCAGAGTGGTGGCTCTATATCCGCGACCGGATAGTGGAATGTGCTACGCTACTGTTCTGTATGAATGTAAGCAAGCAAGTCTGTAACAGGTTGCTTGAACCATTCATGTGGCACAAAGTATTGGTCACCTCTACTAATTGGGAGAATTTCTTCGCACTCAGGGATGATCCAGCCGCAGAGATACACATGCAGCATATTGCTCATATCATGCTGGATGCAGCCAACGCTAGTACACCGGTACTGGTAGACGGTTATGATTGGCACATCCCATTCGGCGACCAGATACAGGGCCCTGAATTTGGCACCTTGCTGGATGAGTTGTTCCCGGGAGCCATAGCAATAGACTTCCCGGTACTGAATGAGATCAAGATCAAGATAGCAACTGCTCGTTGTGCACAGATATCCTATACTGTGGTAGGTGAGGAAGGTAAACCAATGGACTTCAAGAAGCTCATTGCATTACATGATCGTCTGTCTAAGTCAGGGCACTGGTCACCATTTGAGCACTGTGCGTATCCAATGAATGAAGGTTCACTGCTTTGGAACCACGGTAAAGGCTACTCTGGTAACTTCTATGGCTGGAGACAGTACCGCAAGACATTTCCTAACGAGAACCGGACAGATCCACGGTTCGCAAAAAAGACATACAATGGACAGCATCTTTGATGACGCAGAAGAACTCGAAGATAAACGCGAGTATCCTCTCACACCAAGCCAGGCATTCCAGTTGAACGCTGATCAGCAGGCAGCGTTCGATTACCTGGTACCGTTCTGCCTTGGAGAAGGCACGACGACCAAAGCCCTGCTGGAAGGATTTGCCGGTACTGGTAAGACGTTCACTATTAACCGGGTGGTAGAGGCTGTCAAGGCATCTAACCCGGGTATCTCGTTTGGTATGACAGCACCCACGCACAAGGCGGTCAGGCAACTGTACAAGCACAGCGAGCTGAAGACAGGATTGGACTTCGCTACCATCCATGCGTTCCTGGGACTTAAGCAGGTGATGAAGCCTGATCCAAAGGACAAGCGCAAGATGATAGAGGTGTTCGAACCTGACAAGAGCGGTGACTTTGCACCACGCATCAATGATATCAACATCCTGATCGTGGACGAGGCATCGATGCTGTCTGATGAGCTGTATGGCTATATCGATGATGCAGTGCGCAGCTCCCGGGTACGGGTCATCTTCATGGGAGATCCCCTGCAGATACCACCGGTGGGTAATAGCCAGGATAGAAGCAAGAACAAGGATGCCATACCATTCGTGCCAGCACAACAGCAGAGCCGCAAGATCCACCCATTGAAGCTGGTGGAGATAGTCAGGCAGGCCAAGGACAATCCCATCATTGCTTATTCGCTTGCTATCAGGGAGCAGTACTTAAGACAGAACATCGTGGCTACGTATGACTATGATGAGACCAGTGGCGTGGAAGTTATAGAGCGCAAGCTGCCAGCGGTACGGGAGCTTATTCGAAAGTACTTCTGTACCCGCAACTTCCGCAGAGATCCTGATTACATCAAGATAGTAGCGTGGCGCAATGATACAGTGGACTACTTCAACAAAGAAGTCAGGCTACTGATGAATGGCGTGGACTCACTGCCCAAGATAATCGTAGGCGACAAGCTGGTACTGGACAAGCCATTCACGATAGGTAAGCGTACGCTGGCCACGAGTGAAGAGCTGGAAGTGCTCAGTGCTGCTGTCACCAGCTACCCGCACAAGTACCATATCATTGATCGCGGTACTGCATTCGATAAGACCATGCAGGAAACCGATGGCTTTGACCTGGATGAGGCACAGAAGAAGAGCTTCGAAGAGATGTTCATCATATATCACTGCGAGGTGAAGGCCATGGATGGTAAGACGTACAATGTACGGATACTGCACGAGGATAGTCAGCAGGCATACGATGATATCCAGAAGCGGATCGCTGATGCTGCCAAGAAATGCACAGACTTTGACAGGCTGGAGATGTGGAAACAGTTCTATAACATGCAGAAGAAATTTGCCTGGACAAAGTACAACTACTGCCTGACCGGTCACAAATCGCAGGGCAGTACCTACGACTATTGCATCTCCATGGAATGGGACATTGATGTAGCACGCCAGATCGTTGGATTCGAAGAGTCCAACAGGATACGGTACGTAGCAGCTACAAGGGCAAGGAACAAATTATTCATCGTAAAGTGATACCATGGCACCATTATCTGAAAAGGGATGGCAGAGATTGCTGAAAGTGTACAAGCACAACGTGGGAAATTCCATGATATGGTACCTGCCACACGCCAAGCCGCTGCTATCCCGTGGACTCATAGTTGATGACAATGCAACCGGAGTCTATTGGGTAACGGATCGTGGCGTCGAAAAGTTAAGGGAAAAGGGACTCATAAAATGATACGAACAGTACTATCCACCGTTAAAGAGAACGAGCAAGCCTTTATAGCATGGTGCAAGCTGTGGCATGGAGAACATGACACAACCTCGCAACATGCGGGCTGTCCCGTGTATGCCCTCCTCACCAGTCCAGAGCCCGTTACTGTCACCGAGCTTTACAAAGCTGTGATGGAGACTGAAGGAACCGACTGGCAGGAGAGCTGGGGCTATTTCAGGAAACGATACATTCACCCTCAAAATCAAAACAATGAATCAGCAAGTAGTTGATGAAGCAATGGTTGTTATCAAGAAATGCATCAAGGATAACAGCGAGCACATGACCAAGAAAGAGAAGGCGATACTGTATAGCGAAGTGGAAGACCACATGCTACAGCTCGACACTGACTTGGAATTCGAAGAAGATGATGATGACGAAGAAAATCCAGCGGAGGATGATAGCTGATGGACATGAAAATGCTTGGAGACGGTAAGCCATTCAACTTGCCGTCCATCATCAAAGATCCCTTCCGTACCGATAAGGTAACCAAGATGTGGTTCTACTGGTATGCCAGTACCAACGAGTGGAAAGGCTGGATAGAATTCGAGAATGGTAAGACACAAGGCAGGCAAGACCTTATAGCCAGTCCTACACTTGATGGTATCGTGGCACAGGTAAAGGCTATTATCCAATCTATAAACGGTAAATGATGCATGTACTCATACTAACTCTGAATGGTGATCTCGTTGAGAGCGCCATCTCCCGTAGCGAGTCCAAGGCAGTGCTGAAGATCGTTGAACGGCTGGAGAAGATGTATAAGGGCAGAACAATCAAGGCCCGGAAAATTCAAGCAGTAAGGCGTGCAGGAACTGTGGAAGCGCTAATCAGCTTCTTCGGGGAATGCATGCCTTCCTGGTTTGAGATTGATCACCTCGAAGACAATGTAATCACATGAATCTAACGAAAGAACAGATACAGCACATGGTTACCATGATGACTGTAGAAGAACGCAAAACCTGGTTGCAGGCACAGGGCTATGGAGCCTGGCTGAAAGCAAACAGGCGCGGAACGATGGAAATGGCTACCGGTACCGGCAAGACAGGTATCGGTGTCAGGGCAGCGGCGGAGACGCTTGAAGCTGACCCAAATGCGCTGGTCTATATCGTAGTGCCTACCGAGACACTGCGCGATGTGGACTGGCCAAACGAGATGGCTGCGAGAGGCTATCCCGGTCTTGAGCAGAAAGTGAAGTTGATCTGCTGGGCGTCGCTCCAGAAGGAGAAACCCCAGAGGGATGTTGACCTGGTGATACTTGATGAAGTGCACCATCTCACACCTATCAACGCCAACTTCTTCGGCCGTGATGAGTACAAGGTCTTCTCGGTACTGGGTCTCACAGCAACGCTCCCGGGTGAGTACTGGGACAACGACAAGGAGAAGATGAACCTGATAAAGTACATCTGTCCACCTGTGTTCGAGATAACGCTGGAGATGGCTGTAGACCTCAAGGTAGTGAGCGACTTCCAGATCTACGTGCTGAAGATGGATCTTGACGATACCATCTATGACGTACCATCCGGTACTAAGAAGAAATCGTTCCTTACCACTGAGTTCAAGCACTACCGGTACCTCACCAAGCAACTGCAGCGTGCTACTTACATGAAGATAGATGGACTCAAGTTTGCCTGGATACAGAAGCGCACCCAGTTCCTGTCAAATCTCAAGAGCAAGCAGAAGCTTGCAAGAGAGGTTTTGGACACTATTGCGAAGTCGGGTGAACGTACGTTAATATTCTGCGGAAGCATCGAACAAAGTGCACAACTATGTGGAGACCAGGTGTATAATAGCAGTACAACAAGTGACAAACTTGATGCTTTTCGTGATGGAAAATTATCGTATCTTGGAGTAGTACAGGCGCTGAACGAAGGCAAGAACTTGCCGAACATGGATCAGATACTTATCGTTCAGCTAAATTCCAAAGAGCTTAATTTGATACAACGGATAGGACGAACCATCAGGTGGCGTGAGAACCATGTCGCCCGCATCATCATCCTCGTTGCTAAAGGCACGGCAGATGAGAAGTGGTACAGGAGTGCCACAGAGAACTTTGACAAATCACGTATAATTGAAAAGCATGTCACACTTAGCACTCAAGCAGTTGCTTGACCAGTTGCTTATGGGTGGGTATGTTATCATGGACAATGGTAAGTATGTATTCACTCCTAAGTTCTATGCCGATATCGTGAGTACTGCTGTGGCAACTGTTCCGAACATGCTGCCCAGCACTATCCCGGTACCGACGTCCAAGCCCGAGTTCGAAATGCTCTTTATCAAGCTCATTGCAGATGCACAAGTACCAAAGCACTTGCCCGATAACAAGGGTGGTGTATATGCTGCCAACAAGTTCAGTGAAACTGGGCTGAAGGCATTCATGGCAGCTATCAAGAATGGTGTGAACTATGAGCTACTGGTGAAGAGTGTGATGCTCTATTACAAGAGCAGCACGAATTATAAGAAAGCGGTGGGCAACTACTTTGCGCAAGGTGATTGGAGAACCGATTACGAAGCACTTGCAGCCAGTACTACCTCACCCGAAGCATTGAATCAACACATAAAATCCCAGATCAACAATGAGTCTAAATCTCATTTTAAACTCGGCTGAGGCAGAAGCTATCGAGATCATGAACAAAGCGGCCAGTACCGACGAGATTGGAGAGGCACCTGAAGGTGTCGACCCAGCTCTGTGGGAACAGTGGAAGCAATGGGAAATGCTACCGACCAATGACTTCCTGTACCAGGTGAAACGTGGTATGCAGGGACTCAACACTGGCCTGCGCAGTGGTATACCGGGACTGGACAAGTACACCTACGGTATTCACCAGGCAAGGTACTATCTCATTGGAGCTGACAGCTCCGTGGGCAAGACTACCGTCGCCGATTTCATGTTCGTGTTCAATGCGTGGAAGGATGCTAAGCGACTTGGCAGACCGATCAAGATATTCTACTGTTCATTTGAAGTGGGCAAGATGGATAAGACCGCCCGCTGGGTGTCACATATCATCTTCCAGAAGTGGGGTATCCGGTTGCCAAGTGATTACATTCTGGGACGTATTGAAGGTAAGAGAGTAACCAAGGCACACGAGGCGCTTATCCTGAAGGCCTATGCACTGGTACTGGAGATGATGAGAGACATCGTGTTCGTGGAAGATGTGATACATCCGACCAAGATATTCGAAGATCTTATCGGTGCTCACTTCGAGAAAGTGGGTATCGTTACAAGAGCAGAGGTGAGTGAAGAAGATAGAGCTAAAGGCAGGAAGGGTTATGTGAAAGGCTACCAGCCTAATGATCCGAATCTTATCACATTCCTGGTTATTGATCACTTGGCACTGACAGGTTCTGAACAGAAGCTGGACACCAAGCATATCATGGACAGGATGAGTAAGTATGGCATTGTTCTCAGGAACATCTTCCATTGCACGACCTGCTTTATCCAGCAGTTCTCCACAGACCTGATGAGTTTCCATCGTACCAACAAGAAGAATCCACAGTCCATAGCGCCACAGCGACTTGATTTCGGTGATAGCAAGGCGACATTCAGGGATGCAGACCTGGTCTTTGGACTGGTCAATCCTGCCAGCTATGACTTTGACAAGTTCCACGGCTATACGCTGATGTCGGATGATGGGGAGAATCTTGGGGAGTGTTTCAGAGGCCTGTACCTGATGAAGAACAGGTACGGTATATCGAGCCGGCTGATACCACTCTTCCTCGATGGTCTTTCCGGTACTGTGTACGATCTGCCCATTGAGGGAAGTAATGTAATCGCCATGACACCATGGTATAACAAAGCAATAGAAATTGAAGCACTATGTCAGGAATTCTCGCCCTCCCAACAGCGCCAATAGCGCCCAGTAGGATCAATCCCAGAATCAGCATCTTCTATGGTCCGCCCAAGATAGGAAAGACCACAGAGGTTGCTAAGCTTGATCATCCCGATGACCCGAGTCACCGGGCAATGATCCTCGACTGCGAACGTGGTACTGAACTGATCACCTCGCTGAAGATACCAGTCAGTTCTATCAACGGGCAAACCAGCCTGAAACCAGATGGCAGTATTGATTATACCTCGATCGATGCTGTCTATGAATCCATCCTTGATATAGGGATGAAAGAATTCACCCGTACCGGGCAGAAGCCAAGGCCTCCGTACAAGTTCCTCATCGTGGACACCATTGACAAATTGGAAGACTACTGTGAAGTGACAGCTACGGAAAAGTACAAGCTCACCACTATCGGTTCGACCTTTAAGGGTAAGAGTGTACTGGAGCTTCCGCAAGGTGCCGGGTACTATCACATGAGGTTGGAAGTTGTATATCAAATTGACCGCCTTGCTACGATCTGTGAGCATCTGATACTGATCTCGCACATCAAGGACAAGGTTATCAATAAGGGAGGGATAGATGTCTCCGTGAACGACATCTCCCTCACAGGAAGACTCGGTGCTATTGTATGCGCGAAGGCGGATATCATCGGGTACATGTATCGTGAACCAGGTAAACCGGGCCTACAGGTAAGCTTTGAGACCTTTGAGAACAATGTAATGGGTGCAAGGATACCACGGCTGGCCGGTAGAAAATTCCCGATGGACTGGAACGAAGTGTTCCTTCCTGCAGACAAGCTCGTTACAAGCTCGTAGATTATTCATCTTTAAACACAACAACAGACATGAACAGTTTGTTAGGCTTTTTGAGCTCCTCCAGAGTGGAGGAGGTTGTAGCACCAGCCCGCAAGGGTGGTGTGCGTAAGGAGTGGAATCCTGCTCCTTCTATCGTAGCTGTGCGTTTGTGGAAGAACGGAAGTATCTTCCCATCCCAGGCTGCTGTGGACAAATTTGATCTTGCTTACAAGAATGCGACCGTAAAGAAAGAACCCATCAAATTGAAAGAGGGTGAGGTCGCTGATCCGGAGAAACCCAAGTTCAAGAACACGTACTCGTTCCCTGACGGTAGTGGCTTTGGATTTGATTTGCTCGACAGCCGCTCGTGGAACGAGGTGAAGGCTGGCGAAGGTGCTATGCTCTTTGTAGCTGCAGTACCGAAAAGTGAAGGCAAGGTTGACCTGTTCAACACAGTAGCGTATGATGACGCTGGTGTGCCAAAGGTCACCGTGATGGAACAGGGCGCTCTTACATTCGGTCAGCAAGTGTTGCTGCCTGCAGTGGAAGCGGTGTATGGTGTGAAATTCAACCGTGATGAGGTTAAGGATGAAGCAGGTCGTGTAGCGGCAGCAGCCATTACTGACGGTGTGGATTTCGTTGACCTTGCCATCTTTGATAAGCTGGGCGACTTCGATATCACAGCAAAGTATTCCAAACCAATCATTTTCGCACCGAAACTGGTGAGCCGTGGCGCTGACAAAGGCAAGGCTGACTATGCTCGTCGTGAGAATGTGAAGGTATATGGTCTTGCTCCTGCTGAGCTTGTTATCGAAGGTTACGTGAAGCCATCAGGTGAAGCTGTAACTGAATCGTAAAATGACTTGCAGGTCTCTTACTAACCCATTATATTCGCAACCCCATTCTACAATTTCTAAACAGCATATACATGATACAAATTGGGATCAACAAAAGCGTCTACCTGGATAAAGCATCCGTGGACGAGAAGAATGTGCTGGAGTTATCATTCCTGGAATCAGACAAAGCATCATCCAGTGGCAACATGTTTGCGAACATTGCCAGTGATGATGTAGTTGAAGATGCTTCCCGTGGAATCCGCTTGTTTCCGCCGCTGCCTCCGAAGAAAGAGGACATCACGCAGCAGAAGAAAGTGGAACTGGTCAACTCCGACATTACTAAGACCAAGGGTATCCTCATGCACATCTTGCTCGGGTATTACACCCGTGAAGACCTGAAAGGTCTTTGGGCTGAAGTGTTTGCAGGGTTGCCTATCGATGAGAACAGTTACCCGACCAAGATCACTCAGAAGGAGATCCTGGAAGGCGTTCACAAGAACATGTCTCGTATCTTCCTGCAGAAGATAGCGCCATTCCTTGGCAATAAGGAACTCACATTCCGGTTGCTGCTGGTTCGCCAGTCCAAGGACAAGCACTATGCTACTTTCCGCGGTAAGTTTATCGAGGACAATCCATTCTATGAGTCCACTCAAGTACCGGAAGAAGCTTCCAAGTTGAAGTTCACTCCGTACGAGATCCAGGAAGGATTGGACAATGGTATACCAGTACCGAAGAGTGCTGCCGATGCGAAAGCTGCTGGCGGTACTGGAGGTGCTGCACCGCAGACTGTTCAAAACGTCTTTGGTAACGGCTAAGCTCTTTTTAGTATGGAACACTTACTGTTTACCAGTGAGGAAATATTAGAGCGTGTAGATGAATACACGCTCTATTGTTCCTACCTGGGTTATGAACCGCTGATCGGCGGTAAGTATTTATCTCCACTGAGATCAAGCATGGGGCGCTCCGAAGATACTGACCCATCTTTTGGGATCTATGAGCGGAAATATGGTAAAGGAACCCACGAATTCATGTGGAAAGATCAAGGACTTGGTGTTCATGGTGACATCTTCGACCTGGTACGTCACCTCTGTAAGTTGAGTACCCGTCGGGAGGCCATGGTCCAGGTTTTGATCGACGTGGGCATAGCCAAAGGTACAACTTCCAGACCAATTCTGGACACCCGTGAGAAGAAGTTCTACGGGTACGCCAGTATCGAGATCAAGTCCAAGACCTTTGACAGCAGGGAATTGAACTTCTGGGACCGGATAAATATCAAGCGGCCACTGCTTGATTGGTACTGCACAAAAGCGGTAGCCATCTACTGGCTATATACTGAACAATCCTGGCCCCGGTACCCCAAGGGGATAGGTTTCGCTTACCAGATCTGGGACAAGTACCAGCTTTATTTTCCATGGGAACAGAAGCGCAAGAAATTCCGTACCGACTGGACGGATGTATGCGTGCCAGGCTTCTTGCAACTCCAATACAACGCACCATTGCTGATCATCACCAAGAGCATGAAAGATGTCATGGTACTGCGCTCACTCGGGTACGAGGCAATATCTCCGAGGGGAGAGAACATCATGCTACCACCCGAATGTATCGAGTACATGAAACGCAAGTACCAGAAGATACTGGTATTGTTCGACAATGATGGCAAGCACAAGGGTGACGAGTATGAATTCGACAAGGTGTTTGTTCCCAAGCTATGGCCCAATGACAAGGATGTATCCGACTTTTGCTATAATCACGGAGCATACGAAACTTCAGAGATGCTCCGTTCAATCACACAATGATGGGTAAAGTATCCAAGAAAGAGTTCGATGCTCTGCTCGAGAAACGCTACAAGGGCAAGTATGTGAAGTTCTCTTATCCGGGATACAAGGATGTGTATGCACGCTGTGAGCGCATAGTTACTGGTGAACCCGGTACTCGTGATGATGGCACCATACTCATCTTCCTCAACGATAAGCGGTACTCTATCAGCCCAGAGATGCTCATTGAATGTCTCACACTTTTAAAACCAGACAATGGCAATACACCTGCAGGAGAGCAGTAACCTTCAGAAGGGACACCTGAAGACGATAGATGAATCGGGGATACGCATGATATTTGACACGCTGCAAAAGTATCAGTACTCGTTCCCGATAAAATCCACTGTGCGTGAGCTGCTGAGCAATGCAGTGGATAGTGTCTCAGAGAAAAAAGCAGCTATAGATATCCTGACCGGCAAAGCGAAAGTAGAGGACTACTTCGTGGAGCTGGAAGGAGATCTGTACAAAGATTCCAAGTTCGAGCCCGATTACTACGATCTGAACTGGTTACACCCGGACAACGCGGTGACGATGACCTACTACGTGGGTTCAGCGTTCGCCAAGGACAAGGTGGTATTCAGGGATCATGGCGTAGGACTGGGTGGCAAGCGGCTCGAGGGCTACTTCAAACTGGCCTTCAGTACCAAGAGGCTGAGCAAGCTACCGCTGGGTAAGTTCGGTCTTGGTGCAAAATCTCCACTTAGTGTGGGCATCGATTTCTACACGATGGAGAGCCGTTACAACGGCAAATTGTTCCGGTTCAATATCTATTCTTCCAAGGTCGATAGTATCATCCCGGAGGTGAACATGATCACTGGTGAACCTAACCCGTTCATCCTGTTCAATGCCGGTACTGAAGATGAGTACAAGGTGAACTACCTGCTCACCGAGGAGAAGAACAGTGTGACCGTTACCCTGGAAGCGAAGAAACACCACAAGCAGCAGTACATCGACGCTGTCAAAAGCCAGATGCTGTACTTCGGTGGTATGCAGATACGTGTTGATACCGGTGGCGTCATCGAGGATGTGCCCTACAAGGCCAATATCCTGTACGAGGATGACCTGATCGTTCTTAGCGACAACAACTACTATTCGAAGCCACATCTTCTCCTGAACAAGGTGAACTATGGCTATATCGCATGGGAGGAGCTGGAGCTGGAAGAGAAAAGCGGTAACATTGGTATCAAGGTAGCACCGGAAGATGTGGAGGTGAATCCGTCTCGCGAATCGGTACTGTGGACAGAGAAGACCAAGAACAAGGTACTGGCCCGTTTCAATGAAGTAGTGGACATCGCAGCATCTATGATACAGAAAGAGCTGCAGTCAACTGATTTCATGGCATGGCTCAAGACCTGTTACTCGGTCTACAACAAGTACTCGGAGTGGGGTGGTATCATTGGCCGGCTCAGCAAGATAGTAGACCTGAACAAAGCCCGCTTTAAGTTCGGCCCTGACCCGCGCATCATCTTTGATTCTGCAGATCCGCTGCCTGGTATCTTTATGAGAGAGGTAACGGTGATGGAAGAGAAAGATGCCAAAGGTGTGAAGAAGAAGAAGGTACTGAGACCAGACTTCGCCTCGTTCGGGCCACGGTTACAGCGGCCGATATACCTGATGAAACAGGGTGAACGTGCATCGAATCGCCGTGACAAATGGCTATTCAAACAGCATGGTAACACTCCATTTCTCATGGTACAGGAGCCTTACCTGACGCTTGAGCAAGCTGAGAAAGATGGCTTGTCCCAGGAGGAGCTTAAGAAACTCTACAAGGGCAAGACCACCGATAGGCAGGCATACTGGGAAGCGCTTACCAAGTCAGCAGGTGTGCAATGGTACGAAGACATCGAAGTACCGGAAGATTTCACTGGTAACGATGATGAGATAGAGGAAGTGGAAGCTGCGGAGGAATCCGTGGAAGAGGTAGCGCAAGCGAAGGTCGCCAAGATCACCGCTGCTGAGCGTCGCAAATCCAAAGGCCTTACACTCATCGCCACACCGGTCTGCACATCGCGCACGGTACTGGACAAGAATGCTGCAGGGCAGGATGTCACCAAGTACCGGGCATTTGATTACCGTAAGTTCGAGTTCCCGATAGCAGCCATCAATGACTGGGATGCGCCAGAGGTCTTCTACGGACACGAGATGGACAATGACCTGCTTACCTTTGTGGCAGCTATCACAAGAGATCCTGCACCAGAGAACAAGCTGGGCAAGTCCGTTCGTCGTCATGCTAACACACCGGAAAAATGGGTGAAGATGAAGTGGTTCCGATTGAACAAAGCCAAGCTCGCGGCAGTGAATCTGACGCCTTGGGACGGGTACCACTTGCAGCACTTCTACGATTGCCAGGTGATGATAGTGAAAGTAGCACAGACCAATGCTAAGCTATTCAGGGACTTTCGCCATATCCGGGAGTTCTTCATTCAGATACAGAATAAAACGATAACGATGAGCAATCAACTCATAAAGTGGAACACAGCAAGACTGATCATGGAACGCCTCGGTGCGTGTGCCTTCCTGCACAACTTTCCATTCCACGAGGACTATAGCGAGATGTATGCAGAGCTGTGCCAGTACGTGAACAAGCACTACCGTGATGTGAAGACCTATACAGAAGGAGGCAAGCACTATGGTATGAGCGATGCTACGTATAATGACATGGTTGGGCATCTTGATAAGGTGCACAAGTTTCAGCAGTACGTAGCGCAGGCTCCTAACGATTTCGAAGGTATCGGTATGATGGCCGGGCAGCTCTTTGGTAACAAAGACCTCAGAGATGGTATGGCTGTGGATCCGCAAATGATGGCACAGCTTGACGAGGTACTGGCATTCACGCAGGCCTGTGGTATCATGCTCAATCATATACCGGTACTGACCGGCTACACGCTGCTCCCAGCTACCTACTCTCCAACCTTGAGCAGGTCAACCAAAGGGGCTACAGTACCGGAAGATCTCGAGTTAGAGATACGCATGTACTTGCAGAATCGTGGGGTACTGGACTTCAAGTCCAGTCGCCAGGAAATTGCTGAACAGATAGCCGGTGACCAGCATGAAATGGAAAGAGCACAGGCTCTCGATGAAATGGCTAATGGAAAAGAAGCATTATATTCGTAATCACAAAAACAGGTAATGATGATCATTGTGAACAGACACGGAGACATGATCTCCGGCTCCTACAACGGTGAACAATTCAGCGTAACGTATGACGAACAGAAGTACAATGCGATGATGAGTCTCCAGAACAGGAGTAACACAGCAACCTCGATGGATCAGCTCCATGCTATCATTGAGGAGTTCAAAGTGCTTGCCCAGGAAAACTACAAGGACAGGGTTGAGACCGTGTCCCCGTACATCGTGGGTAACAAGCACACCAACAAATTCTATCTCCGCTATGGAGATAAGGTTAGCAGCGAGCCATTGCCGCAGATCTTCGTGGATAAGATCCTGAAGTCTGTTGACAAAGGCATCGATGTGACGCCTCTCATCAAATGCTGGGCTCGCTTTATGCGTCCCATCCCTGGTCGTCCCGCTTACAGCCAGGAGCGTGCAAAGATGTTTGCACTCTACATTGATGCGGATTACACAAATGCGGAGAAAGTGAACCAGCTCATGAGTGAGCACGGGTTTAGCAAGGAAACTGCCACTGCCAAAGCAACAACCAAGCAGGTAGCCATCTCGATGGAAGGCTTGCTGGTATGCTACAAGGTGAGCACGGAATTGTTCGACAAGTACTCAGTTGATGAGAAGGAAGAAGTTATCAGGCAGAGCCGTTTTGGCGTAGAGGTGGACGAGAACACCGGTGTAAAAACTTACAAGAAGGCGAAGTACTCAGAAGACAGGGTGTTCGAGCCAAAGATCATGGGACAGCGCGGAGACGCGTTCTTCTGTGATAACGGTTCCGGCAACCCGGTACTGGGTCACATCATCAAAGTAGGTTGCTCACATTACCTCGAGACATGGAAGCAGGTTGGAACACCAGGCGGGCCAGGTTTGCATTGCGGTGGATTGAATTACATTGCAGGTTATCAGGGTGAGGGTACCGTTACCCATAACATCCTTGTTGATCCAATGGACATTCATACCATTCAAGGTGTAGGCTATGGTAACGATGGTGCAATGACCGTTAAGCGTTACTTTGTACACTCCAGCTTTGACAGCGTGAACAAGAACATCTATCACTCCAGCACATACGCAGCACTTACTGATGCTGAATATGCTAAGATCGTCGAAGAGGCTGTGAAGTCTCATCAGATGAAGTTGGAAGAGATGGGTGACATGCTTGAGCAGGCTAAGTCACTGGGTGCTCAAAAGTCGCTTACAGCGAATGAAGTTCTCGGCTAACCAATACTATCTGCATAAACGAAATCTCCCTGTGATAGCAGGGAGATTTTTCAAATTTCCACTATGCCAGAGAAGAAGAAGACTACAGTACCGGTAAAGAAGCGCGGTAGTCACCGCAATCGCAGGGCTGGCTACGACCTGGAAAAGCTCGTAGCAAAAGAACTGCGTGATCTGGGATTTGGTAACGTAATTACCGCCCGTGCAGGCAATCGTACCCGAGACGCACTCGGTGTCGACCTGGTCTTGGCAGATGAGCACCTCGTTGGGCAGTTGCCATACAACATACAGTGCAAGAACTCCACAGACCGCCCGCAATATGACATGCTTCTTGATACCATGCCACAAGAGCCTAATGTGCTCAACGTGGTCATTCACAAGTATACGATCAAACAGGGATCGCTATTCCGTCCGAGAGGATACTATGCGATCCTTAAAATGCAGGACTTCCTTAAGATGGCTGCTGAGTTGAAACGGCTCAGGGCACTCGAGAGGGATAATGCGCAGAAGGAGGCATCGCTATGAGAGCACTCATCGATGCAGACAGCATCATTTATATCATCGCCTGGAACTACCGGGAACTGGGTACAGAGGACGAGGTGAGAGCATCTTGCGATAACTTCATCAAGGATATGCTGACCACACTTGGCACTACCCGGTACATTGGTGCCTTCTCGGAACCATCGGAAACGGTGTTCCGTACAGCTACCTACCGGTACGCAAAGTACAAAGGCACTCGTCCTGAGAAAGCGGATTATATCAAGAAGTGGGAACCGGTCATCAAGAACTACCTCATTGCCAAGTACGGCTTTACGAGCCTGCTGGGACTGGAGGCCGATGACGTCATCTCCGGTGTAGCCGCCCTGTACTTGAAAGACGGTACACCCTTCGTGGTATGTTCGCCTGACAAGGATCTGCGCCAGGTGGAAGGCCTGCACTTTGATTACAGGTCACCGGGTGAAGGCCAGTCTGTCAGGGAAATCGTGCAGGTAGATGCTCTACAAGCACACTGGAACTTCTGGACGCAAATGCTAACCGGTGACGGTGGCGATAACGTGGCAGGAGTACCAGGACTGGGACCGGTCAAAGCCGGCAAGATACTGGACGCACTCAAAGCACAAGGAGAGACCATCACCACCCGCTCCACGGTACTGGCTCAATATTGCAAGTACTTCGGAGATTTCTACGGGGATGTGATATTCAATGAGACTGAAGCTACCCTACGCCTGATGTCACCCACTCATATCTTCTGGCCACGCTACGGTAAGGCCATTGAATGGATCAGTGTACAGGTACGGGAACTGGTTGCCCGTTCCTCGATGTTCGACATCTCCAGCTAATCCTTATATTTGTATATGTCACAAGCATTACTCGACGAGCTGAAGCGCGAGAATTTATGCACCCATTTCGTTCTCCCGCTACTGAAACTCAATAAGGTTAGCTTCGCTGCCCCTGGATTTTTGAACACCTACATTTCCAGTGATCGCCAACGGGTACTGGTCGAAGTTGCGGACTTGACATTTTTGTCACGAAAGATGTCGATACACCCGGACTTCTCTGGTATCTACGGTTACAAAGACCACTACCTGATCATCTTCAGGATACGCAAGCGCTGGAAGGATGACATGGATCTTTTTTGCGATGGGAAGTATTCAAAGCTTTCCAAGTCCGCCAAGGAATTCATCATCCGGTACAGTGGACTACCGTACCAGAAGAAGGAGGGTACTCGTACAGTGACTGATGGAAGGTTACTGGCACTGGAGAAACACAAAGTTCTGAAGGGCATGTGGGAACGTGAACTATTCACCCAGACAGGTAAAGAGAAGGATGACCCTGACATTCATCTGCCTGATGAGTACTTGAGCATTCCCGGAGAAGAATCCTACCTCGATCCGGAGGGACTCACCAGAATAAGAGAGACGCAGTTTTGAAGAAGGCTGCGTCCTTCTTTTTTTTGCCCCCGCTGCACCACCTTACCAGTTCCCGATCTTGCACTTGCTATCGGCCGCTGCTGTGAGACCTGAGAGTGGACACTTGCAAAGTCCGCAACGGAACAGGTTCTTTTCATTGTTCCCGATCAAATTCAGTACAAGACCGGTGAGTGGGCTGACCTGCTCCTTGTTCGGGCACTGGTCGCAGATAGCCAATCGTTTAGCCATCCTTTCCCGTGTATCTGCAGAGCCAATAAGGTAGCTGGCCCACCCTGATGCTATGAGAGATAAGTTTGCCATGTACTGCAAATGTATATATTTGCCTCGCTTCTAATCAGAATCTAAGCAATTACGAGCCCTCTGTTTCTACAGGGGGTTCGTGGGTTTAAGACCTTACTTGAGATGAATGAGTCCAGTGCCATTCAACAGGATCAGGATGAACAGCAGAGCGAAGATGATGTTGATGGCACGTTGTGTTAGCTGTGCTGGTGCTACAAGGATGAGTACCAACAGAACGATTGCTACAACGAGCAGTACGATGAATAGTGTTACCATAACTTATAAGTTTAGACTGTAAGGTATGCAAGTTGTGAGCCGAATTCGTACCTTGGTGCCTTCATAAAATAAGACTATAGGTGAAGGAGCCTCTTGTTTCCACAGGAGGCTTCTGTATATTTGTACTATATACGCTCAGAATAACCAATGAGAAGGCTCCAGCTCCCCGCTGGGGTCTTTTCTGTTTATGGGGATATTATTGCACTTGAACACTGCTGGCCTTGTCAAGGATGTTGAGCATGCCTTGCTCTGACAGGTGATTATCAGCACCATCAGTATTGGTCCATGTGTCCAGTGCATAGATAGCAAGATACAACCGGATGGCAGTGGACTGGCTGTAGTCCGCCCGTACCCGGTAGGTGCTCTCAGCCCAGGCCTTGTTCTGTGTAACCTGAAAGAGCTTCATGATCTTGGTATATGCGCGGGTGAATTCTTCGTTTGTTAGGAGCATGAGCAGGAGGTTTTACATTCAATGCATTGGTTGTGTACAGCAGCGGTCTTGTTGTTGGCACCATTGTAATCTGCGCAGGCAAAATCTGCTACAGCCGCACGAAGCTGCATGGTATCCTGCATGAGTTCGTACTCCTCACCTGCATTGCAGGTACAGGAATCGAACAGTGCACTGATCCTGTCCACTACGCACTGGTTAGCGGCATACTGGAATAGTACTTTGACATCTGCTTCCGGTCCTACGTAGATGTTTGCAGTCGGGTTGGAAGCTTCTTCCCATGGCTCAGTAAGCGAGAAGACAGAGTTATTGAACGGTTGCGTTCTATCGATGAGATATATCTTCTTGCTCGTACCCGGAGCCTGGAATATAACACCTTTCACATTGCTCTCCCATGAGAGTGGCAGTTGTGTTCCTCCCGGTACTATAGTTACCACTTTTGAACCTTGTGTCAGTACTCCCTGCACAGTCTTGAACTCGCATGGATAGTACGTTAAGTGATGTACACCTGGAGAAAATGCAGTTGCAGTGAGACCGAATGAAGCAGGTGTTAGCACAGTTCCCGCGGGACTCAGTATTGCAGTGAGTATTGCACCGACATCTATCAGGTGACCATAAGGAGCTGCTGCACTCCAGTACCGGGCGCGGATGGCGATGTAGGGCGGTGGTGTTATCATATTCGGTGCACCGTAGCCACCAGGGTTAGTGGTTGCATTGTATGCACCTGTAGAATCCTTCAGCGTTACAGATACATCCTTCGGTGCTTGAGCAAGTAGGGAGAGCTTTGGAATTAACATGTGTTATCGTTTATGGGTGATCAAATATACGGTCTATCTGTTTATCTCGTCAATG